TCAGGTTAAACTTTCTTCTATAAATCGACCAGTAGTGTCAAGTAGTAAAAGAAAGTGCCACACAAGTCAAAATAAGAAGTATTATGAAACTTTACATATATAGTAATGGTGATTCGTCAGTAGGTATCTTTCCCGAACAGTGGGAAGTACAATGTCCCTTCAATGAAGAAGATTTGCAAGATAAACATGATAAGGATTACTTCAAGGAAAAGATACTGGCGATGTATCAGGAGTTCGCCGAATCCAAACTGTATGCGGTGTATGACTATGAGTTGAAGCAGGACGCATTTGATTCAGACTATCCAGATTACTTCTAATTTATTTTGTTAACGGAAGGTTAAAGGATTAGGTTAATTGAAACTTAACCTTTATCTTTATGGGAAGTCTGATGGTTAGTCAGACTAACCACTTCAAACATTTATTAAAATACCCACCGGGTAAATACCCGTCATCAGACGGTCATACCCCCATGATATAAGCGTCCGTATAAGCATTTTTAGGTTGCTGTGGAGTTGGGTAATAGGCTTTAAATGTGCGGACTTCAAAATTTTAGATATTTCAACTTTTTTCATACTTTTTTTCAAACCACTGTTTTTAACATGAAACTAATTTACCTTCCGGAGTTAATTGATCCTGATTTTGAGTAGGACGACGATTGTATAAAATCAAGTAGTCCCAATTGAATTGTTTGTCGATAAAGGAAAGTTGTATAAATTCTTAAATAAGAAATGATAAACAAAATTATAAAATTCAACCACGAAATTTGGAAACTTTGTTGTGGAAAATGGTTTGATCGTAGAAACGATGAAGTTTGTCCCCAATGTGGTAAAAAATAAATAAATCATGAAACATCTATTATTCTTAACCTTCCTACTATCCTCGTTAGTTGCAGTTTCACGTCCGTTGACGATCAGTAATGATTCTAAATGTCAGATTGAAGTAATCCTTTGGAAACAACGAACGGTCGGTAATCAATCAAAAATTGACCAAACTAATTAAACTCGGTGAATTGACACGGATTAAATCTACGGATAGCGATAATCATTGGATATATTCAGCCGCAAATAAAATAACGGATTAACACCCCATTAACAACTACACATCAAAAGTTAACGTATCTTTGACCCAAGTTAAACAACCAATTTATTCATCATGAACAAATACATCACCCTTTTCAATGAAACTGGACCTTGCCTTGTAAATGTCACCGAAATTTGCAAGGATTGGAATAAATCGTTTACAATCACCCAGACTGCGCATAAAACGTTTCTTTCAAAAACAGGAAAGAAAGACGGATTTCGATGCGAAGTTTCCAAATTCCAAGCCGCCGAAATCATTGATCAATTAGGTTTGGTTTTCGTAAAAAATAGCCTTTTAAAAAATGCAGGTTCATATTACGATGTCGCAACTGCTCAGGCTGAATTGCGTAAATTGACTGAAACCTACAACAAAAAGGTTCAGGAACTTAAAGTTCTTGATGTCCTTATTCAAACCTATATAACTGCATTATGAAAGCAATAATTGGATTTGTTGGTTTATTTGCCATTATAATCGTTTCATTAATTTTATCCATCCTAACCTTTCACTGGATGTTTCCTGCTTTGAACGGCTGCACTCTTTATGTAATTTCATGTGGTGAAGACTTGAATACGACTTCATATTATTCCGGACAATTGCAAGGCCGAATCAAAATAAACGGAAAAGTACAATGAACAAACAAGACTTATTGGATCGAATCGATGTCATGATTAAAAATCAGGAAGAACATCTTACATGGCTGGAATCAAAAAGACTAAGTAAAATTGGCAATTGGTTTTGGCCAAACACAAACAAAATGATTAATCAGTTCATTGAAGATGGAACTGATACACTTTTACAATTAAAACAATCTAAAATAGATTATGAAAATTACGATTTTAATTCTTAGTCTGATCGGACTAACCTTCAACCTAAATGCCCAATGTGATGAACTGACTCAACGGTTTGATTTACCAGTCATGCATTCCATTGAATCACCGATGGAACCTGATCCTTGTGATGCTAAGGATAATTACGGGACAGTTTCTAACCTGATTTATTCACCGATTGCTGGTTATCAAGAAATCAAAAAAAGAATCAGAATCGTATCGGAAACGATTTGGGATGCTGATAATTGTAAAGCCGAAACCAATATCCTAAGCCAAGATACTATCGAAATTTCCAACCAAAGGTTCGGACAACGAAAAGGTCAAACCACTGGTGGTTATTGGACCGTAAGAATGGAATTGCTGGTACTTCCACCTGCTTCACGTCCAGAAGGAACCATGTGTACCAAACTCCCAAAAGGTGCGCTTACACAAACATATAAAGACGGATCAACTCGCGAACTTAAAGATTATTGGGTCGTGCATACCGGAAAGTTTTCTAATGCAGAAGAAGCTAAGATAGCAGTTAAACGATTTAAAGAAGCATATCCAGAATTTTGTCGGGCATATGCGTACTTCCTTCCAACTGATTGCGAATATCAATATCAATATAAGAATGTTAATGAGTCGTTAACAACGTTTTGAAATTTGGAAGTTAAAGAAGGTGGTTGTACTTTTGTAAGGTAATTGATTCACACACAAAAAAATCTTTTCAACATGAAACAAGAATTGCAACTTTCCGACCTTGCCCCATCACTTCAAACCAGCAAAGAAATGTCCAAGCGTTATGTTTGGATGGACACGGCAGAAATCGTTAACAATCTTCTTAGCCTGAAAAGTAAAGGCGAAGAAGTTTTTGAACTTCGGTCAATCCAAGGAAAACGTACCCGTAAAGCAAACCTTGCTGGGCGCGGTATTCACTTGGTACGATTGCGGATGAAAAAATCGTATGAAATTGACGGTGACGTTCTATATCCGGAGTTGGTAATCAAAAACAGTTATGACGGATCATGTCCGTTGGTTGTAGAAATGGGCGTATTTCGCCTTGTTTGTACCAATGGTTTGGTGGTTAAACATAAGGACTTTGGCTCGTTGAAAATCCGCCATACTGGAACTGCTTGGGATGCAGTGTTTGATATGGTCAAAGGGTTGGCTTCAAGCCTTCCTAAAATGATCGATATGCAGCAACAAATCGCTGGTGTTAACTTGACTGACATCCAAATCACTGATTTTGCTCGGAAAGCGGTAAAAATCCGCTGGGATAAAGTTGCCGAAAATGCTGACTTTGAAATGGTTACCGAAGCAGTTCGTCCGGAAGATGAAGGAAACAGTCTTTGGAAGGTGTTTAATGTTGTCCAAGAAAAATTGATGCAAGGTGGCATCAAATTGGGCGGCATGAAGCGCACTGGGCGCAAAGTTGCTAATGCTTCCGAAGACCTTCGGATTAACCAAGAACTTTTCGAATTGGCAATGCAATACGTCAATTCAAGTGAAGGTGAGGTTGTAGAATACGAAATGGTTTAATCTTAAAAATATCGGGAGTGAGTTGATAATTATTGATTCACTCCCGATATAAAACCTAAACTTAAACAAGTACGAACGTACAGAAGTTTCCCAATCAGAAGGAATAAAAATGTATATTGATCGAATCATTAAAAATTTTCAAGATGATAAATCTAAGAAATAATTTCGAATATACCACTGTTGGTGAGTGGATTGAATCTACGTTTCCAAATTTACCAGAAAAACATCTGGAACAATTCTTGGAAGTACATGAAGATTTAATTGATGCTGTTGGCCATATCATTGCACTTCAAATTGCGATTGTTACTGTCCGTGGAACTGGTGGAATTTGTCAATCAAATCCGGATTATTTGGTTGAATTGTTGAATCAAAAACAAATCGAATTTGGAAAATTATTCCCAGAATTCGAAGAAATCAACCCAAATTATTTTTTCTGATGAATCATAATCCGCTAAATTTGCAAGAGGGCGAAACTGTTTTGGCCGATGGAAAACAAAAAGTCGTTATAGCCATGCTTTCTCATTTGGAGCTATTTGCGTCGATTTACGCTCATGATGATCCAGATCAAGTAGTTTGGACAATTTTAACTTCACGTTTAACTCGTATCTAATGAACATTCAACGTTACATCTATACCCCTATCACGACCAAATTTCGCTTAATTAAGCCAAAATTGGGAGTCGTTTTGAATGTCGCCAATAGTTGTGAATTGGGTTATTATGACCTTCGAATTTTGAAGGTAGAAGTGCCAGAAGAAATTGTTGAAAGGTTCGGCAACGAATGTGAAGATTATCGCTTAGGGATGCGTTTAACTATTCCTACATTAGTTTACCTTGCATCTTCAAATAAATATGAAATTAATTAAACGTCTAATTCGGCTCGAAAAAAGCGAATTAATCGCTTTTTATTATTATTTTTGTACCAAGAAAAGAATTTCATAAACTTAACCTTCCCGATTTATTCGAAGAAGTTAAAAGTTAACCATTTGTTAAATCAGTTGCAAATTCAAGAAAAGGTTCTTACCTTTGCCTTATGAAATATTCAACTACTAAGAACACATATCAAAGTGGACACCAAATCATCTTCGTAGAAGTCGGAGATGTACTTTATTTTGACATCGAAATAGGTCAATTTGAAGTGACTGAAATAAGAGGTTCCCGACCATTCAACGGTGAAACTGATTTGTTTCAGTTATGGAAAAACACTGGTGTTCATCCGGTAGTTTTAACAAATCAAGAATTTTAAACCATATCAACAATCATGTTCAAACTTCTAATTATCGTTGTTATAATTACAGCTATTTATTTCATTCTTAATTCTAAATCTTCTGCCGATTACGATCGAGATTGGTACGATAAAATGAACGACCTATGAAGCGAATTACAAAAGAACAGCGGAAACGCTATAATCAATATGCCGACCAGCAAACAGAAATTGAAGCCAAGGCAGCCGGAAGTTTACCGTTTTTTTTGATTATAATTTTGGTTTTGGCGTATGCAAGTGTTGCAAATTTACCAAAACCTTATGGTGGATATATAGCAGTTGGTTTTTGCGTGTATGCTGCAATAATAGCAATTGCTTCGCTTTTATCCGGTCATAATCATAATGACTTTCAAAAACATTAACATGAAGCATTTTATTATAGGCAGTCGTCTATTTAAAACTTTATTTCCCAACAACGAAAGGATTCAAAAACGTTGCAAGGATTCAGCAGATTTCGATGTTCTTGTGGAAACGGAACCTTCGGATGAAGTAGTCAAATACTTCAAAGAAATATACGGAAATAAGACTGAGATTCATTGTATTCCGTTGATATGGAATCAAATGGTTAAATCTGAAATTCGCGATCCTGATCGTAAATCATCGCATTTAAAAGATGTTTATTTCACCCTTAAAGCAAGTCACGTTTATTTTCACAAACAACACTTCGAGAAGACAATTTTTGACTTGTATTTAATGGCAAAAGAAGGATGCGTGATAATTGATCCTTTATTTTGGGAACTTTACGAATTCTGGAAAGGTAAATTTGATGAGCCGTGGCGGGCAGATTTTGAAAAAGAAAGTATCGATTTTTTTGATGATGCAGTTAGCCGTGAAAATCTTCATGATGAGCTGCATAAGTCAGTAGCACATCCAGATTATGGTCATCCAGCTTTTAAATTCTTACAGGAACCCGATCAGACAACCGTTTGGGTTTGTCCTGAAAAATTCAAAAATACGACCGAACACATCAGGCAAAGAGTGGTAATTGAAGAAGCACAAGCGTTAGCTCTTGAACGGGATTTATTGACAGGAAAAATTAAAAACAAGACAATCGCGTATCAAAAGTGGGCCAAGGCGTTGATACAAAGGTTAGCCCCACTTTGGATGACGATTTATATCATTGACAACTTAAATTACTTCTTGGATTATCAAGAAGATTACGGAAACTTTAAAATTAATTAAAAAAACATGGAAAAACTATCATTCTACGACATCGATCGAATCTTTGAGGAATTAAACGATAGAAAATCAAGTGCTTTTGAGCTGGATATGTTGTTTAATCTTGATATCAAAACACTTTTTGGACTTAAAAGCTGCATAGATTCATCATTTCATGTCCTATTGGATCGACTTGGTGAATTTAAAATCGTAGACGAAAATGATATGGATTGCGATGGTTATAATACCGAACAAATATTTCGGGTTTACCATTTCATCGACCATGACGTTTACATGAAAGTAAGGGGATATCGGTCTTCATATAGTGGAGACAAATTCGAATCAATGAAAGAAGTTAAACCTGTAACGAAAATCATAACTGTATATGAATAAACAAGAATTAATTGATTTTTTAAATGCTGGACAACGTTCAGAATTCATTTCACGTGATACTGAATATTTTTCTGAATCCGATAATGAATTTTTTGGCCCAATTGAATTTTGCACTATCGAACCCGATTACGTTGATGACTACAACAATATTGAAGTTGTTTATCATTTCCCAAAATGGGATTGCCATGTTCAAATGAATGGCTATTATGCAAGCCGTCATGGGTATGAATTTACCGATTGTTATTTGGTAGAACCAGAAGAATATACTGCAATCAGATATAATAAAATTAACCACTAAAACAAGGCAAATCAATGAAATTTGAAGAAATTGAACAATTAATAGAATCGGAATTATTTGACGAAAACGATCATGGTCCAGAAAAATGGATGTACGAAGATGTATATTCTTCTGTGGACGACATTGAAGATGATGGCGAATTTAAAGAAGAATTTAGAAAATTGGGAACCTTTAAAATGGTTCAACGGCATGGAGGTGAAGGACATGGAGATAATTATTATAGAATCTTCCATTTCATTGACCACGACGTTTATATTCAATTCCAAGGCTGGTATGCAAGCTATCAAGGTTCTAAATATCAAGAAATGTATGAAGTTCGCCCAAAAAAAATAACCATAACCCAATACAACCGAGTTTAATTATGAGAAGAATTATTAAAGATTTCGTCGTACTTATCATTTTATCATTTGGACTTGCTACCATCTACGAACACGTTACTGGCAACAAATATGAATTATTCAATTTGGCATGGTGGAGTATCCTGTTTTTATCCGTTGGTCTAAGTTTCGTAGTTGACTATATCCTTGAAAAATATTTTAAAATCAAATTCTAATGAAAAAATGGAAATGGCTTTTGGTGATTTCAATGGCGTTGTTTTTAATTAAAAATGCCATTCACTACGGAATTATCGTGTATCAAAATCAGGATTTTAATCAGATATTCGGATTCAGTCTAGGACTAATCGTATTTGGTTATATCTATTATTTACTTTCAAAACTTTTTTTAAATGAAAAATTTTATTAACCTTTTATTGTTTTCAATCGTAATTCTTGCATCTAGTTGCAACGGCTGCCGTCAGATTCCCGCGAACCAAATTGTTCTGAATTCCGATAATTATGGGAAAGATTGGCGACAACTTTCCAAAAACGAGACCGTCCCAAATTGTGGAATGCCCGGATGTTATAATCTTTATTTGCCAGCAACAACAATGGGTGGTGATTTGACTTCCAAACAACGAGTAGGTAAAACAGGGGAAAGTGCTGCTGTTAAAATGAAATATAGCTATAACTGGGAAATTTCGGATGCTATTTTGTTTGTTGGAGAAGCAAAGGAATTACGTGGTGGTGGCGACTATACAAGTGACGGATCACTTGAAGCAATTGAAGGTCGGTTGATTGATAGGCATTTCAACGACATTAGCAGTGAATTGCTGGTAAATGAATCAGTCCTGAAATTCGATCAGGCGGCGTATGAAAGTAAACTTACACCTGCCATTAACGAAGATATGGCCAAGTACGGAATTAAGATCACTGGTGTTAGTTGTGTACCTGAATTTGGAACCCAATTAGAAACAGCCCTTGATGCGGCATCGGCGTTGGAAGTATATCGATCAATTGGTGAAGAACCGCTCGGAAAGGATATTATTCGTGCTACTGCCGGAGCGACAAAGGTTCAGGTCACGGTCGAAGATAAAGAAGTAAAAGATTAGATAATTATAAAGGTAAGCATTTAACTGCTTACCGATTTTGGCCTCGTAGCTCAAATGGATAGAGCAACAAATTTCTAATTTGTAGGTTACAGGATCGTTCCCTGTCGAGGTCACTTAACTTAAAACAATCTGACTATCCGCATATTGTACAGTAGTCTTATTGCATCGCGATTTATTATCTAACTATTTAAAAATCAATTAATTATGGATATGCTTACATTTGTTTTATTTATTGGATTGGTTATCGGTGCTATCATTGGACGTTTGATGGGGGCTGTTAGTGACCAAGATTAAGCTGTCGTTCAGATGTTTAAGAATTTCATTTGTCTCTTTACATTTTCTATATTCCGGTTCAAATGTTTGTTTTTCAGATACAGTAAATCGCCCAATGTAAAAAAGCATTGTTGCACCAAATATTGCAAGTGAAATTTGCCCAGTTACAGGCAATAACCCAAATAGACTTGGTTTCCTGTACAGGTATTTGAACTTGCTAATATAAATAATGCAGTTCATTAAGGTTGTATTTGCACGTTGAAGTTCCCATTGCTCCAAGGCTAATTCTTTTTCAGTAGGTTTTGCTTCGATTGGAACTTGTAGTAATTTAATTTCAGTAAAATCCTTGTAAAAAGCGGAATCTTTACCCAAGAAATGTTGGATGTATTCACCTGTCAATTGCTGCCATTGATGATAAAAATACCTATCAATTGTTGGTTTACCTGTTGTTGGGTCAAAAACGTTTTGTTCTTTTAAAATTCTTATAGCCTTAACTTGCTTTCTGGCTAACCATCTTTGAAGTAATTGGAACATAATCATCGTTTTTATCCCACAAACCTACGGAAAACCCTCATATTTACACCGTTCAACCTTTCAAAAAACCAAAACGAAATTTCAAATAAAACTGATAATTATATGAAACAACAAAGTAAAATGCCTGAAAATCTAACCCAAGGGAGGTGGGAAACTAATATACAACGGTGGTCATCTCTAAACGATGATGCAGCTAAGCTCTATATTGCACAAGCCGAAGGAAGGCTTAAAGAAACAATTGACACATACAACACTACATCATCCAGAACAGATAAGTTTTTTGGAATATCAACTACTCTATTGTCGGTAAGCATCGGGTATATTTTCAATGGCTCAAACAGATATTTACAAGCAACTTCGGTTTTTGTAGCATTATTTTCCGCCATATCCTTGTATTTTTTATGGAAAAACACAAAGCCAGTAACTATTTATCCCCTCGGAGAAGAACCTAAGTTCATTTTTACATCCACCTTTGTAGATGTGCATGAAGGAAACGAACAGTATTTGAATCTTGTTTTTCAAATAATGGAAACAATTCAATTTAAAATTGAAGAAAACAGGAACACCAATTTCAAAAGAACGCAAAATAACACTTATGCAAGGCTCTTTTTACTCCTGACACCTACATCTTTTTTTTGGGCGGCGATTTATCAGTATTTGGGCGGGTATTACCTAGTTTGGGCTGTTTCGATGGGAACTTTTTGAGTAGAGTTTTGCCTATAAAGCCCTCTCTAAGTTCTCCGCTAGTCTCAGTAGTTGAAGTTCTCGACTTTTGGGACTTATCGGTAGAGTCAGGAGTTTTATTTTTAGCCATTGAAACTATTTTTGCCACTAAAATATGGGAAAACATTTATTTGCACAAGAATATTTACAAAGAATTGATTTTCAACCGCTTGTGATTCTACTGTACAATATGCGGATAGTCAGATAAAACAATTTAAAATAATGTCAAACAAAAGTTCAAGTTCAGGCGAAGGCATTGGTCTCTTAGGAATTATTTTCATCGTATTTTTAGTATTAAAATTGACTGGAACCGGAATGGTTGCAAACTGGTCATGGTGGTGGGTAACGTCACCCCTTTGGATTCCATTGGTAATCGTGTTGTTTATTCTACTGATAGTTGGTTTTTTTAGAAGTCTATGACAATAGAAAACTTTTGTCTGCTGACCAGAACAATTCATTTTATTTTGACTTTTGGCGGAACAGGTTTTTTATTGATTTACAAGTACAAATCAATATTGAATTCCATCCAAAGGTTAATTGCAATCTTTGTATTCTGGATTTTTTCAAATTTAATTTTTAACGGATGTCCGTTAACTCACGTCGAAAATTATTTGACCTTTCATATTTATAAACAGTGGCCTATGCCTAATTATAATTTAGGATCAAGTTGGGTCGGTCAAATAATTTCATCATGCTCGATAAGTTTTTAATTTGGATTACCGATTATCAATCAGGAAGATTTATAATTACGCTCTTAGTTATGAGCTTAACGTGGTGTGTGAACTTTTATCAGTTTTGTTCTATCCTTTTCGATAAAAATGTTGGAGCAAGCAAACTGTTTATTATTAAATTAATCGGACTTATCCCGCCAATTAACCTTTTAACCGTTTGGTTTTATCATGGAAATAATCGAACCTTTACACGAACCAATTTTCAAAGTCGGGACTACTGTCCAATTAACAGTGGAATCGGATAATGATTTTTATTCGTATCAACTTCCATCACAAGGTTCAATCGGAACAATAGAAGAAGAAACTTATCAATTAGGTTTTTATTCCTTGTTCGGTATAAAGGTTCCTATGTCAGTTGTTAATTGGGAAAACGGAACTAGGACAGCAGTGTATAACCTAGATTTAAGGGAATTAAAAAATTAAGCATACTTATAGCAATATGAATACGAATAAACTCAAACAGAATTATTTTTCGACTCCGGAACCTCGCAAGGGATACCTTTGTTAATGATTAGTTAATACACTAAGAACATTTGCAAATGTGTCACCGAGTCTTGTAACTTTGTGGCACATTTTTAATTAAACGAACATTGAATCATGACAAAAGTAGAATTTTGGTTTGACAAGAGTACGACAATAGCAGTAGAGAAAGTAATTGCTACTTATTTTTGTACGTTGACTGGAACTGGAACAACTGCCAACTGTAAACAATTTGTAGTTGAAGGTGATTTTGAAAATATCAAATTTCTGTCCAACAAATTCAGATTATTGGATAATAAGTTTGAAGATAAAAATGAGTATGGTGGCTATACGTTAATAGAAAGTTAACAGACCAAAAACATTTACAATAAACTGGAAGTAATCATACCTTTGTAACATAAAAGACAATTAAAACTTTAAAATAACATGACATTCGGATACATCAAAATAAACGGCGTATTTTCAATGATTTTTCTTGATAAATCGGATTTGTTTATTCAATAAAAAGTTGGAACGCTTCGGACTGCAACTAATAATATGCAGATACTTATCGAATGGGATAATTTTTATTCTGATCGACGGTTAGATGAACTAGAATCATTCATGCGAACTAAATAAATTTTCAACGATGAAAAATTCAAAAATCTTTAAACCTGAACATTCTGAACTTTGCAAATTTCGTAAAGAAAAAGAACTGGAAATCAAATCGGATCGAAAAGAAAAAAGATTTGTTAAGCAGTTGTTAAAGGATTTGCAGGATTAAAAAAAGGTTCTTACCTTTGTTACAAGAAAAGAAAGTTGAATGATTGTTTTAAAGTGGTCATTCAAATTCGCACCATTAGCTCCAATGTAGAGCGGCTCCCTGTTAAGGAGATGGATCAAGGTTCAAGTCCTTGATGGTGCGCGAAAGAAACAGAAGAGAAGCAAGGAGGCACATACGTTGGAGAAAGGATCGTTGTCTTTTTTGTATGACTATTAAAAATAATTACAGTTTTTATCAACGAATGAAAATTGTAAAATTATTAAAGTCATACAAACGTTGTAATGGTGTCTGCTGTTTTTTAAGAAGCAGTTAAAAACTTCCAGTAAAATGGAATTGACCAAAGTTTACTTTTTCAGGTCAAATAGGGAGTAAGTCAACTATTGGTTGGTTGAAACGGATTGTAAACCCGTAGCCTAATAAGCCGTTGGCAGTTCGAGCCTGTCTGCTCCCACAATTAAATAGCAGCGACAAGCCTTGGTAGGCTGGAAAGGCTCATAACCTTTATTATTGTGGTTTCGATTACCACCGCTGCCACTAAAATCCGATAAAAGAAAAATTTGCTAGTAAGGCATTTATAATACTTTTTCTAAAAGGTTCGAAACTTGAAGAATAGGATTAAAAAAACATTGATCCCGAAGTTTCCCGAAAGGGTTTTTGTAGGAGGTCTACGTCACATACCGAGCGATCCTGATAAGATCGATATTCGTAATTGGTGTTGAAAATTTGGGTTCAAGTCCCAATGTGACGACAAAACTTCATAAATGCTCCCAAAAAGTTCCAGTTTAGTCTGGTTGAATTGCAAAAAAGTCTTGAATGTGGACTATTCAAAAGAGATATTCTATGAAGTTTTTAAAATTGCCGTGTTGTCTCAGTGGTCGACAGAATCGCACTTGTAATGCGACGGATTAATTTCCCACATTCGTTCGAATCGAATACATGGCTCAAAATAATATTGGATCGTAACTCAGCGGTAGAGTACTGTGCTTTTAACACAGGAGTCGGGATATCGTAATTCCCCGGTCCAACCAAAAATCCAACCGAAAATTCGCCAAGAACGATCTTTTTCCATCATGGGGATTGAAGTTGCTAATCTTGGAAAGTGAGTACGGAAATGGTACAAAGTTAAAAACTGGATAGACTTCTCACAAGTCGAAACACGAAGGATAAGGTTCGTTTCTGGTGATGTGAGTAAACTTTGTTTTTTTGAAACCTACGACGAAGTCGACGATGAAAATTGGCAGAATACGTCCCGTAACGTATGAAATAGTCCAACTGCGCATAAGATGAATATGGAAGTAAAGTTAGCTTCATAGGTTTCAATTTTAAACGTACATGACTATATGCGTCAACCATCCTTAGTTATGTAGCCGTTAAATACTCTAAGAAGTAAGTTGACAGATGAAACTTAGAAAGGTTAACTACGTTTAATTTATGTCCGCTTCGCCTAATGGTATGGCACTTGGTTTACATCCAAGAATAATATTGGTTCGAATCCATTAGCGGATACAAAAACTTAAATTAAAATTTAAAATGACAGACGTAACATCATTTGAAACAACAAAAAAATTATTGGAAGCTGGATTTCCAATATCAGAAGATTGGGGAATGCAATATTGGATTGAAGATGATCCGAATAATCACAGTGGGTTTACATCTGGGGTTGTTGCTGGCGGATCGATTTTAGGAAATGGTTCTACAAAGAAAATCAGAGCAAGTTCAGCGTTGGATATTTTGAAAGTTTTAGGTACTGGTTATGTTATCGAATTTCTTTCCGATTTTAGATGTTGGTATTGTTATAAAAAAGCTAACCCATTTGAATATAAAACTTTTGGTGCTAGTTCGGCAGAAGCAGTTGCAGAAATGTATTTAAAAGTTAACAGTTAATTAACATACAGATTCAAAAATATACTTTACCTTTGTGGTAAGAAAAAAACACTTCGGCAGCAGCGTAAAATGAAAGTAACGATTTCATAAGTGGGAATGAAAAGTTCCAAGAAGGTCAAAAAGTCACTTTAACATTGGGGTAATGTGCCGGACTGAAAATCCGGGAAAATCGGTTCAACTCCGATAGGTGACACAAAAATTTGAATGTTTAACTGCGTTGGACGATCATGCAGTACGGTGTAAAAGGAGTGATGATCCTTGATACGACTCTAAATTTATATTAGATAAATTTGCCGGAAATTAGGTTCGAATCCTAAAACATTCACTACAAAACAAGTAAGATGGCAGTCTGAACGGAGTAGTCGGTTCTATCATAAAATAATAGACACCTGCCAGTGTACATTTAATTTATGATTTGGATTGTCCCATTCGTCTAGCGGTCTAAGACGGGAAGCAAGGGGCTTCTTAACATCGGTTCGAATCCGGTATGGGAACAAAAAATAAATCAACGGCTAAGATAAAACCGATCTTTAAGATAAGATTATCGCGAGGCTACTGAGTGGTAAATTTGATTTATTTTTTCAATCAATGTTTTAGTTGAATAACCGATGATGAACAAATATAAGGTTATTATGGCAAAATTAGGCTGTGTTTTCGCGAATCAGTTTAATTATCAGTTCGATCCTGATCTAAAACGCTAAACCATTTCCGTGTGGTCAAACGGAGTGAGGATGTTTTATTAACGCCGCGATGGTTGATTGCCACGAGTTATCGGTAGCCAGTCCGATAGGCCACAAAGCAAGTAGGTTTTGGGCGTAAAAAATAAAACAATAAAAATCCTTAAACGCTTTCAAACGATATAAACTTAAACTTAATTATGGCACAAATCGGTAATGCTGAAAATTCAAAGTTAAACGGTGAATGGTGTAAACACGTTCGCAAACGCTTGAAAATGAAAAGACGAACTTCAAAAATTCGCCGGATGGTTGGTAAAAAAATCATCAAAGGTTTAATTGAAAATTAAATTAGGTTCTTGGGGCTGCTTTGGTGTGGCCGTCTCCCTGTCACGCGAGAAGGCAAACGGGTTCGATGCCCGTATGAACCGCAGAGGCTACGATTACATGGGAAATCTGGAATACCAGACATGACAATTCTTAAAGATTCCGGCCTGAAATTAGTAGGGTTCTTTATGGGAAGGGCAGCAAGGCAAATCAAATAATTGTGATAGTGACCTGAATGGTAAATCGTATATCCATTCGAAGTTTGATAAAAAATAAAATTATAAACAGTTCGATATTTATATAAAAAGATATAAGGAGTATCGAACTTGAAGACTAAACAACATTATTTGGTTTATCAAATTACCAATTTAATCAATGGTAAAATTTACATAGGAATCCATTCAACTAAAAATATTAATGATGGATATATGGGTTCCGGCAAAAATTTGCGGGCTGCCATAAAAGAATTCGGAATAGAAAATTTTAAAAAAGAAATTCTATTTGATTTTGACAATCCAGAAGAAATGATTGCAAAAGAGATTGAATTAGTTGATAGGAAATTTATATCACATCTTAATGTTTACAATATTAAATTGGGAGGCGAAGGATGGCAAAGTTCGAATATGGTTCCAGTAAAGGATATTGACGGTAACAGGCTCAAAGTTCATAAAACAGACGAACGTTATTTAAAAGGAGAGTTGAAACATATTTCAGCTGGAAATGTAACTGTTAGAGATACCAGCGGGAAAACTTTCAATGTAAGTATAGATGATCCTAGATATTTATCAGGCGAGTTGCAGTTTATTTTAATTGAACATCACAAAAATAAAATTTTATCAAAAGATTTGTATGGAAATGCATTTTTAGTTTCAACTGATGACGAACGTTTAAAATCTGGCGAATTGATAAATTTTTGGATAGGAAGAAATCATTCAGAAAAAACCAAACAAATAATTAGTGAAAAATCAAAAATCCATCAAAAAGGTGAAGGAAACAGTCAATTTGGAACTTGTTGGATTCATAGCATTGAATTGAAAGAAAATAAGAAAATAAAAAAAACTGAACTTAATTCATTTTTATCAGAAGGATGGATTAAAGGAAGGAAAATGAAATTTTAAATATGGTCTTGTCGTCTACAAGGTTAGGACGTTAGGTTTTCAACCTAAAAAAGCTGAGTTCGATTCTCGACAAGATCACAAATTTTTAATCCTGCTTTGAAGTAAACAATATATGACAGGTTGGTAACAATTAAACCTCAGTAAGGATTACCTAAATGGTGTTATGGTAGCGGCTATATATAGACGGTTTCAGAGTCGATGTTTACGGATAAGATATGTATAAGTAGTGAAGATGAAAAAGCATATTCCAGAACTGAAAGCTGGACAGGATTAAAATTTTAAGAAGAGGCAGTTTTTTGTTTATCAATTTCTTTTTTGGGGTCATTACTCGACGAAAATAAAATGAAATTGAAAATTGCGGAATTCCCATAGTGGTCCATTGGGCCTGCCTTCCAAGCAGGATATGATCGTGAGTTCGAATCTCACATTCCGCACAGAACGCAGTATAAAATGGTGTAATGTAAAACACGGCGGAAAACTTGTAAGTAGG